ATCAGTTTCGGGTCTGAGAACCACCCCTCACCCTAACCCTCTCCCCAGAGGGTAGAGGGGACTGACCGAGTTGGTTTTTAGATATTCTGCGACCGAGAAAATAGAGTCGAACTCGGCATTAGATGATGCCGCGCGCGAAAAACTCTGGCGCTGGTGCGAGGTAAATAGAGTTTAGGTTTGTTGCGTGTGGTGCAAGGGAATTTCGGAAACTGAGGTGTTGGGGTTAGGCAGCGGAGATGGTGGTCTCTGCTGCCTTTGTTTTTAGTGTGCCTTAATTAGTTTTTCGGCAATCCATTGCGCGATTTGCGTAACGACGGCGTTTCCGGCAGCGAAAGCCTCTGCAAAGTTGGCCGCATCCAGTCCGAGGCAAAGCCCATCATCTTCAGACGTTCGCTGCCGCTCAGCCATCTGATCCCATCCGTTCGGTTGAGCGATGAAAGTGGTACAGCCCATAGTGATTTGGGAGCCTGCTTTGTTTGCCAATAGAGTATTGGCAGCCCATGCATCCGCGGGGCGTGGCCACGCGATCTTGCTAGACGCTGGAGGTATTGCTTCCACTGGCGCAGCGTCAGCCAGCAGCTCCATGGGGGGCATTCGTCGATGACCTGCGACCAGGAATACGCGACGACGTTGCTGGGGGACTCCGAAATATTGAGCATTAAGCACTCGCCAGAATCCCACATACCCGCATTGCGCAAGGGCCCGGATGACTGTTTCAAAGTCTTGGCTATCGTTGATAGCGAGCAGGTTAACGACATTCTCAAGCACCACCCAGCGAGGTTGTGTCTCTTTGAGGATTCGTATGACTTCCCAGAACAGGCCGCTGCGTTCGCCGCGTAGTCCACGGGTGGCTTGGTTGCTGGGTCTGGCGCCGGCAAGGCTGATGTCTTGGCAGGGAAAGCCGCCGGTGATGACGTCAACAGGACGGAGGTTGTGTGCGCCGCAGTGGCGGACGTCTTCGAACTGGACGGCGTGTGGAAATCGATCGGCAAGGACAGCCCGGTTGATGGGGTTGAGTTCCACTTGCCAGGCGGTGCGGTAGCCTGCGCTTTCGAATCCGACATCAAAACCTCCTATGCCTGCGAACAGGCTTCCAATGGTGGGCTGGGGCATTTCTGCGCTTCTATGGGCAGATGCTCAGGGCATTCGGATAGGAGGCTCGGGGCCTTCAGGTGATTGAGTGTCCGGCAGCGCGGGCACTTGATTTGTAGTTCGGTGAAACCGCTGACAGCGGCGAGTTTGCGGTGGCACTCGCCACAGCGTATTTCCTGCATGATCAGCCCCCTTGTCATGTGCCTCCTTTAAGAAGCCTTTCGATTGCTTACCATTGGATGGTCACTTGTCCATCTGCGCCATCAGGTGCCGGGCCACCGTTTCGCCCACCACCACCGTGTCCCGGACTTCGCGGACGGTGGTCGCCGACTCCTGCGGATCCAGATACTCCACCGCCGCCAGCGCCACCAATAAAAGCATCGTTGGAGGCAGTGCCAACTGGAAGGTAGCCTCCACCGATGGTGCTGGTTTCATCACCATCAACGCCATGTCCCCCTTCCGGTCCCTTTCCGTCTATGCGACCTCCATAGCCACCTGTTGCCCACGGTGTTACACCAAATGCGGAGCTGCCGCCGTCGGTACCATTCGTGCCATTAACCTTGCCTCCTATGCCACCTGCACCGACCTTTACAGCGACTGACGTTACTCCTGTCAGGTCGACAAGCTTTTTGGAAATACCCCCACCTGATCCTCCAGAAGGACCGGGTAGAACAGCAATCCGGGCTCCGCCACCGCCGGCCCCGATAGTAGTTACCCAAGCTTTAGTGACACCAGGTGGTACTTCCCAAGTGAACTCTCCAGCCGACGAATAGACTTTAATGCCTCGGAACGGGAATGTTGCCGCGAGCGCTTTCGGCGTCACTATCGTGTGGTCATCTGTACCCGCCTTAACCAATAGTTGAGTTGCAATTCTTGCGATCCCTGGCGCACTCGTTGTTGCCTGGACGACCTTGGCGCCGATGGCTTGGAACACTCTGAGTGCACTCATCGGCTTGTTGGTATCAGCTCCTTTTTCTGCTTCACGTTGACTGGCAAAGGGCATGCCACTGCCATCGAAAAACGCATCTATTTTTTTCTTAAGCCAGCTTGTTCGATTCGCGAGGTGTTTGGCTTGTTGATTGGAGACACCGTCGGGGCCACCTAACACGGGGTCGGAAGTTTCGAGTTGGTAGACGCCAGGCGCCCAGTCGGGGGATTCGGGTAGGTCGGCCATTAGCTGCTCCCATGGTTGTATTGGCCGTCGTAGCGCGCGACTGCGTTGTAGCGAATGGCAACTGACTGATAGTCGAGCGATACCAGGCGGCAGCGCGCCGGGGCGACGGAAAGTAGAAGGCGGCGCAGTAGCACCGCCTGATCGTTGGTGATGACGCGTTTAAGAACGACCCGATACAGCGGCCAGGTGGAAGGATCTGCATCAGGCTGAGTGTCTAAGCCTTCCTGGAGGGTGACTTCGCCAAAGCCGAGTAATCGAATGACCTCGCGGATGGCCCACGGCGTGCCCTTGAAACGATGCAGTTCGGCGGCGTTTTTGATTAAGTTGCGTTTGGCTTCTTCGGATTCGGCCAGCTCCCAGGCCGCTTCGTCGAGGAGCGAGAATTGATCGGCCAACGCCGGTAGTAGCGAGGGTTTCACCAGGTCAATCAGGTACACCAGCATCACGTTGAGATCGAGGTCGGCTAATGCCTGGTCGAGCAGCTCACAGAGCAGCGAAAAACGCTCGTCCCCGGCCAGCGCGGGTGGCAGTGGCTGATCAGCCATAGGCCACCCCGGCATCGCTCAGATGGATGGATGAGCAGTTCGCCCATTCATTGCTTTGCAACTCGCGCAGGCCTGACGGTAGCTTCAGATTGGCACGGTACACTCCGGCAACTTGAAGCAACGCGGTTAGTTGTTCCGGCACCAAGTCGCGCCCGAGTCCGGCCCGAGATTCGACTGCATAGGCGTGTGCGGCGGCTTGCGCGGCGGCCATGGCGGTGCTGCGGTCTGCGTTGGCGTAGAAGGTGATGTGTGCCTTGATCCGATAGCCGACTGCGGTTGGCGAAAACGCATTGACCGTGTCGCACAGCGGACGGAGTTTTTCGCCGCTGACCTGATTCTCTATTCGTTGCAGTAGATCTTCTGTCGGCAGCCCGGTCGTGGTCAGCGGGTACAGCGCGACGTGGCCGTCCGGCTGACCTTCATCTGGGCCATGTACGGCGACGTCGATGATGGACTGGTGCACGGCCAGCGTGTGGTAGCGATAGGCGGCGCGGCTGCCGGCGTTGCTGAAGGCTTCGGGGGCCAGGATGATGCGCTCGCGGTAGCGGTCATCGTCTTCATCCTCGGCACCTTGAGTGGTGAGTGTGGTGTTGCTGGCGGTCAGGCCTGCTGCTGGCGAGTTGCCGAGGGCGCTGATCTGGCCTACGGTCCAGCCGTTGCCTTGTTGGCCGGCGGTCATGCAGGTGGCGGTGACGGTCATGTGGGTTTGACCGACAGCCATCACCACGTCCTGATCGGTGATGAAGGTGAGCTTGGCATCCTGGGTGCTGACCCGAGTGCCGATCGGGATCAGCAGTGTCTGGGTCACCGCCGCGGGCATGGTGAAACGCATGGTACAGCGGGCGGCTTGGGCCAGCAGTCTAGGGGTGGCGACCAGTTCGCCGAGGTAGTCGAGAATCGGGCCGCGGGCGAAACGCACCAGCAGTTGTTCGCCGGCGTTCTGGATGCTCATCTGCAACCGCGATACCGCGTAGGCAATTTGGTCGATGTAGAGTCGTTCGATCTGGGCCGGGTACAGGGTTTTGCCCGACTTCTGTTCGTAGCGGGCAATCAGTTGGGCTTCTAGCGCGGCCGGGTCAATTTTGATGAATTCGGGTTTAGGCATCTCGCGCATAGGGCACCTCGGTCAACTGGGACACTTCGCCGGCTACGCGCCAATGCACCTGCACGATGATCTGCGCCGCGTTGATCTGGACTTTTACCTGGGCCACTGAGACGCGGGGTTCCCAGTGGCGAATAGCATCGAACGCCTCGCGCACCAGGTGCGGCGTGGCGCGATTGGTGGGCCAGTCGAGGTACAGGTGTAGGTCGCTGCCAAACTCTGGGCGATGGGGATCGCTGCCCTTGGGCGTGCTCAGGATGATGCGAATGGATTGGTCGATATCGCGCAGGCCCTCGACCACCTTGCCGGAGGTACCGAGGGCGGGTTGCCAGTGGGCGGCTGTAATGCTGGTGTGGGGAATGGGCATCGTCATGCGCCCATGGTGCGGAAGCCAGGCAATTGCAGCTTTTAATCGGGTTTAAAGATGCTGTTCGGGCCGCCAAGCTTTTAATCGAGGTTGAAGACGGGCAACATCAGTTGAAACGTACCTAAAGGACGCGCATGGACATTTGGGAAGTCGACAAACTATTTTTATTCATCGCATTCGTAGTCCCTGGCTTCATCAGCCTAAAGACATATGCGCTTCTTCAGCCGACGCAGGTCAAAGACACATCACAACAATTGGTCGATGCCGTTGCGTACAGCTCAATCAATTACGCTTTGTTGATGGGCCCGATTTACGCGGTTGAACACCTCAATCTCAGGTCGAACTACCCAACGCTCTACGTCCTTTTTTATGTGGTCGTGCTGCTAGTTGCACCCATCGCGTGGGCCTGGATATTTTTATGGCTGAGGAAAACTCAGTTGCTTCAGCGCTCAATTGCACATCCGACCGGTAAACCATGGGATTTCGTTTTCAGCCAGCGACTCCCTTATTGGGTGATTGCTACGCTGAGTGATGGGAGACAAGTCGCTGGACTCTTCCACTCGAAATCCTTCGCTTCAAGCAGCCCAGCATCGGAGCAAATATACCTCGAAGAAGCGTGGGTATTGAGCGAAGGCGGCGGGTTTGAAAGGCCGAGAAACGATTCTGCAGGCATCATCATCCTTGCTAAAGAAATCGCTACACTCGAGCTGTTTCACCTAAAGGATCCACAGGAGAGTGGAAATGACGAATAGAAAAAGTGATGGCGCTGGGAAAGTCGGATACCAACCGAGCAAAGGCGACTCTCATCCAACAAAAGATGGTTATGCCCCGCCACCTACCAGTGAAAGAGCACCTGCTCCGCCACCCAAAAACCCATAGGATGAAAGTGAGCATGACTGATAAGAAGAACGAAACGAGTAAACCCGTGCTGGTACGGGGCATAGGTCAGGATGGATATCAGCCGAAAAGCTTCATTCCCCAGCAGCCTAAACCCGAAAACGTAACCAAACCCATTGCACCTCCGCCTAAGCAGCCATAGCGCAAAGCGTCTGCTTAAGGCGTTTTCTAATAGTGTTGATGAACAGGAGTGTGGCAATGACGAATAAACGAAGTGGCGATTCCGAAAAGTATGGTTATCAGCCGAGCAAGCAAGATTCCAACCCTGTGAAAGGCGGCTATACCCCAAGCCCAACCAACGAACGGGCACCAGCGCCGCCGCCCAAGAATCCGTAAGTAGGCTTGTTAGAGACTTTTAATTCATCCCACACATAAAGGAAGATACAGAACGTGACGGATAATCGGAGCAAAGGAAGTACTGGTGGATCGAAGTCAGGTGGACGGCAAGAATTCCGCGATGGTTACTCTCCGAAGCCAACCAGTGAAAGTAAGCCAGTCTCTCCACCACCTAAAAAGCCTTAACCAGTGGCCCCAGTCGGGGCCTTTTTAATGGCTATGGTGGTTTGAGTTTCCGCCGATATCCATCACCGTACCGGTAGCTTCGATATCACCATTCACTTTCAGACCGCCTTTCACGAGCAGTTCGCCATTCAAGATGACCTGTGGGATGTCCAACGTCGCCGAAGGCGCTTTTACCACCAGCGGCTCACCCGCTTCAACCGTGATGTTGCGCCCGCACTTCACTAGCAAAGCCCCCACGCAATCCAGCATCATCACTCCGGCCGCACGGTCGTAGGTCGACACCGTCCCATCACTGAACCGCACATAGTCCGTGTCTTCATCGACAACCGGCGGTGGTTCGGCGGTTGAGTAGATGCCGCCTAAGAACACACCACCCACACCATCAGCATCAAGCAGCACCGCGACTTGTTCGCCCAGTTCGGGCATGAGCGGTCGGCGTTGTGTGCCTTGGGTGTTGCGCTGAGGGACGTTGAGCCAGTAGGTCTGGAGGCCGTCGCGGTCGTCGAGGCGGACTCGGAGGCGGCAGGTTTTGTGGTCAAGGGCAGTGACTTCGCCGTATTCGAGTTGGGTGGTCATCGGGGCTCATTTTAGTCTGGTGAATGGGTGGTGAATTTGCTGGCCTATTCGCGGGCAAGCCCGCTCCCACAGGGGGCGTGGTGTGTTGGGTTAATGGGTGGCGATGCGGCTGACTGATTGGCTTACGGTGTAGCCGGTGCGGGTCATGCGGTGTTGTGAGGCTGTGATGAGGTAACGGCCACCGAGTTTTCCTGCTGCGACTAGGGTGACGACGTTGCCGCTGACCAGGTTAGGCCGGCCCATGGCTGACCAGCTTCCGGTGGTGCGTTCGCGGTTGGCTTTTGCCAGTTCGGCATGGGCTTTTGCTTTGGATTCTTCGGTCGATGCGCTGCGTTTTCGGCTTTTTTGGGTGTCGCCGCTGGTGGTGGTTTTGCTCATGCTGCTAGGTACCGCGACGGTTTGGTTGTTTTCGATCTTGTAGGTCACCAGTGTTTTTGTGGTGGGGTCTTTGTGTTTGATCTCGACGGCCTGGGGTACGTTTTTAATTTGGTCGCGCAGGTTCACGTTGCTTAGGTCCTGGAGTACCAGCGTTGCCACTGGCGCCGCTTTGGCTAATGCGCTGATGGCATGGAAGACCATGCGATGGCCGGTGATTTTGAAGGCGTAGTCGTACTCGGCCGCGAGGTTGCGCAGGAAGGTCAGGTCGGCGTCTTGCTGGGTCAGGCGATCGAGTGAGATGGGTTGGATGGTGCCGATCAGCTCCAGGCCCTGGCGTGCGGCGATCTGTTGGGCGATGGCCGGCAGTGTGGTGTTTTCATAGGCGTGGTGTGAGGGTGTGCGTAGCGCCGCTTTGATGCCGGTGGCCAGGCCATGGATGGTGATGGTCGAGGGTGGGCAATTGAGTTCGACTTCGTCGATTTCGAAACGGCCAAGGGCGCGCAGAGGCTGGCCTTCCCAGCCCATGGACAAGGTGAGGCTGTCGCCGTGGCCTGGGTACCACTGATCACGCCATTTATCTTCGGTGTCTTCCAGTTCGACCGCCAGGCTGTCGGCTTGGCCGGTGAGGTAGTCGTCAAAGGACGCCGAGAGCAAATGCTGGCTGACGTTACGGGTGATGTTGTGCTGTTGATAGGTCAGTACGAAGCGCGCTTGCGGTACCTGGGTGGGGATTATCGCATCCATGGGGGCAGGTCCTGGGCGGAGGTCACGGGTTCGAGGATGGGGATGGCCAGGGTCAGGCCCGACGGCAAGATGGCGGTGATCGGCACATGAGGGTTGGCTTGAACGATCGGTAAATAGCGATGAGCATCGCCGTAGTAACGCCAAGCCAATTGATCCCACCGTTCACCTTCGGTGGTGACATGGGTGATAAACATCAGGCCTTCCTCGTCAAGACTTGGCCTGCCAAGCCCGCCAGCCGGGTACGGGCGCTGTGCAGTGTGGTGAGCGCCTGGTCGAGCGACTCGTGAGATGCCGCGAACCGGTCGACGATGTTGCCCAGGTCGACCGGATTGAGGGCTGATCGAGCGCCCATCACACTGCCCAATACGCGTTCACCCACTTGCGACAGGTCGGCGCCGTCTTCGAGTAACCCGGCGGCTGCCTTCAGCCCTTGCAACGGTGCTATGGCCCGGGCCGTGACGCCTAACAATTGCGGAACCTGGCCGAGGACCATCGAGGCGTTGCCGCTCTTGATTGTCTGGTACACATTCTGGCCAGCCTTGAGGATGTTGCCGGCTGTTTTTGCGTGACCGATCACCGCTTGGACGGTACTGGGCGTGGGCATCAGCCGCGAGATCAGACCGGGCTTATCGGCGGCGGCTGCCGATGTGCCGTTCACGGCAGAATCGAGCAAACCCGGTCGGGCGACTTTGCGCGTAAACGCCCCGGTGTATTCCTTAAGGCTGAGATGAACCGTGGCCGCCTTGATCTGGCCCACGGCGGTTGCACGACGGATGGCATTGGACATTTGGGTGATGACGTAGGCCCCCAAGTACTCACCGCTGCCCATCACAAACGCCAACGGTTGATGTTCACTTTTGGCCTGGCGCAGCGCCCTCAAGCGCTGCTCTGGATTGCCCAGCACCGGGTGCAGTTCGATGGTCAGGGTGCATTCATCGAGCCCTTCACCGATCCATTCCAGCAAAGGCTTGCCCTGGATACGTGCGTGCTCTGCCCAGTCGGCCGAGCCGCTTTGTTCCATGCTACTGATGCCGCCGGCCACGGTGAATTCGATATCGCCCAAGATGGCAAACATCAGACGCCCCCCTGATGGGATGGGCCATAGCTGCGGCGGCGCTGGTCGTGGATGTAGCGCTCCATCATGCGCATCCATTCGGTGTAGCTGGCCTGCAACCCTTGATTGATTGGGCCCATGTCCGCGCCAGCAGGTACGTTGATTTGAGGTGAGAAATGGAAATTCACTGGGCCCGCCGCACTAGGGCCTGCACTTGGGGATATACGCGAAGCGCTGCCCATCATGCTTGCCTTGGAAACCTGCGCCGGGTTTGGCGGGGCAAGGTCGACGCTTGATTGCGCGGCCATATCGAGTGCGGCCCTGTGTACCAGACCGGCCTGAGCACGGATGCCAAGGGCGGCGCCTTCGCTGATGTTGGCGCCGTAGCCGATGAACACACGGCTGGGTGACTGTATGCCGAGGTTTTCGGTAAACCAGTCTTTAACGGACGACCCGATGCCCACGACGCTGTCTTTGAGGGCCCCGGCCATGTTGCTGATGCCATTGACCAGCCCCGTGATCAGCATGCCGCCGAACTCGGTGAACTTGCCCGGCAGCTCTATGCCGAAGTAGCTCATCACGCCGGCAAAGGCTCGGTAGACCAGGCCCAGCGGCGAGAAGTTAGCCAACAACCCGAGGATGCCGGACAGACCACCGCTGAAGCCGGCTTTTACCTCGTCCCATAGGCCGGTGAAGAAGGTCTTGATCGGTGTCCAGTAGCGGTAAATCAGGTATGCACCCAGCGCGATACCGGTGATCAACAGGCCGATGGGGTTCATCATCAAGGCCCTGCCGAGCCAGAGGATGGCTTGCCCGGCGAGCTTCAACCCGAACAGCAAGGCGCCGCCCAGGATCTTGCCCAGGAACAGGCCACCGCGAGCGATCATCATCAACGGTGCGCCCAAGGCGGTGGTCAGGCCGCGCAAGAACAACCCGCCGTACCTGGCCACCGAGCGCATACCCCGACCGACGCGGCTTAAGCCGGTTGTCAGTGGCGTGAATTTGCCCATCTGCCACATCCCCTGCAGCAGCGTCCATTTGGCGGAGAGTGTGGTGATGGTGCGGGTCATGGCGACAAAGGGTGACATCACCAGGTTGGCCCCATAAGCAACGCCGATGAAGGCCATTTTGCCCAGTAACAGACCGCCCACAAGGCCCACTACCCCCCTGATGAGTTCAGGGTTTTGCTGTGCCCATGCCGAGAACGACCGCATGAGCGGGACCACTGCACGGCTGACATCGACAATCGCGGGGAGCAGCGCGTTGCCGACCGAGATGCCGATGTCGGTCAGGTTGTTGCGCAGCTCTTTGAGTTGCTCCTTGGAACTGCCCATGCGTTTAGCCCAGTCCTGATCCAGCACGCCTTTATCCGCGGCGTCTTTGCTGCCTTGCTTGATGCCGCTCAGGTCTTTTTGGTTGGCCAATGCGGGGCGGACAAATGACAAGACTTGTTGGTCGGAAAACAACGCGCCGAGTTTGTAGGCTTCATCCAACCGAGCCAGTGCGATGTGTCGTTCTTGCTCGTCCTGTATGTCCAGCGCCTTGCCGTACTCGGCGGCTGCGGCCGGTGCTTTTGTGCCCAGGTGTGCGGTGAGGATTTTGATCATCGACTCCGCCGGCGAAAACCCTTCGCTGACCAGGTTCTTCATGCTGCCTTTGAGATCGATTCCGGCCTTTTCAAATGACTTGAGCGTCTCGGGCACCGTGATCTTTGAGAGGAAGTTTTTGAAGTTGTTGGCGGCATCGTCATTGCTACCGGCACCACGGCGGGCAATCTGTAACGACGCGCCGATCTCCGCCACGGCGCGCTCCCCGGTAATGCCCAAGGCGGCAAACTGGGGTGTTAACTGCGGCAGCCATTTGGCCATGTCGGCGAGTTCGAACTGGCCGCTTTTGCCCGCGAACGCGAGCATGTTCATGGACCGCTCGAGGCCGGCGGCACCAATGCCCAGGTTGTCGTTGAGCGCGATGGCCACCGACCCCAGGTCATTCATGCTGGCGCGGGTGGCGGTGGCTGTTTTGGCCATGACGGGTGCGTAGGCGGCCAGCTCTTTTGCGCTGGCAATACCGCCCGCGATCAATATCGCGGTGCCATTGGCAACGTCGGTTTGGGTCTGGTTCCACCGCAGCGCTGCGCCGCGCATCACATGGCTGAGGTGGGCTTCTTGCGCCGGGTTAAAGCCACCGGTGATGGCGATGTCGCGGGTCTGGTCCTGGAAGTCGACGGCTGTTTTCATCGATTGAAAAATCGGTGCACCCAACGCCGCCCCAGTACCGGCCACTTCCATGGCCTGGCCGCGTAATTCACCACGTCTGGTCTTCAGGGTTTCACCGTGGGCGATGCTGGCGGTGAGGCGGTCTTGTTTGATATTGAGCTGATCAAGGGTGCTGCCCACCGCCTCGTATTGCCGGCGCAGGCGCTCGACCCCCGTGCCGCCACGGGCCAAGGACGCCGACAGTTCGTTGCCCATCTGCTGTTGCTTGGCCGTGAGGCCATGGAGGGCGCGACCCAATTGCTGCACGGTCGATTTAGCCGACCCGAATGCGGCGTTCAAGCTGCCCGAGACAACTGCTCCAATTTTTAACCCGACGAGGACTTCGTTAGCCATAGTTGCTACGCTTTGGGCATGTTTGAAAAAGCCGCTTTACGCACCGCCAAGATTTTCTATGCACTGGCCATCGGCGTCGGTGTGATCTGGCTTGCCTGGCTGTGCCTGGTTCACTTGCCGGTGTGGGCGGCGGTGCTGGTGTTTTGCTTGGCGCTGCCACTGCTGGCGCTGGCGGCCGCCCCTATTGCTGCGGGCGGCGCGTTGCTGGCGGGGCTTGTGGTTGGCTTGGTGACGGTGGTCAGCTACTCGATTGCTCGGCGAGTTCGAGCCGGCGGTTAATCTCGCGCTGACACACCGCTACCCAGCGCCAGTAATCGACCATGTCTAGCCGTTCTATTTCAGACGGTTGCAGACGCAGCACCAGCAGCAGTGCTTCGTCCCAGGACTGCAGCAATGGCTCTACCGGCTGCCATTTCCCGCAACACCTCGGTGGCTAACGACGAGTCGGCAATGTCGAACTCGCCGAGGTCTTCCAGGGTGATGCCCAGCATCTTGGCCACCAGTTGGTCTTCCATGGCACCTTCGTCTTTGGTCACCGCCTGCGCGGCACTGATGTCTTTGCGTTTGAGGCGCGTGATGGGCAGGATTTTGAGGGTTTCGCCGCTGGCGCTTTTGAAGGGGAATTTGAGGGTGAAGCTGAGTGCGTCGGCCATTGTGGGGTGCTCCAGGTTGAGAACCCTGATGATGTCGCGCGGCGCAGGCGCAGGCTTTTAATCGGGTTTAAGGAGAGGGTTTCGCGGCTCGATCGAGGATCGTTATCGGGCAGCAATCACTGCATAGAAAGGCGTTTTACGTCGGTAGCATTACCGCAAAAAATAATAAGGACGCGCCGTCGCGGTCGCGACCTTTGAATGCTGCTAAACAGCGAGGGCGCAAGCGCCCTCGCTACCCGCCTGGCGACTACCCAAGCTTGTGGTTGTCCAGTACTCGATTGACCGCTAACTCACCCAACATGATGACCCGTTGCAGCACCAGCATCGTTTGGCGTCGCGGGTCGTCCGTTAAGTCGACGAGATCGTTGACCATGGCGCTGGCGGATGCCAACGATTCGCAGGCCTCGACGAGCAACGTTTCGTCATCCACCGCTGCGTCGATGGTGAAGATGGTGCTGGGCCTGTGGGGCGGTATCTGCGTTTTCGTCGCCCCGGGGTCGAGGTAGAAGCTGAGTGCGCGGTCGGCCGCCTCTTTCATTTTCTTGGGGTCAAGATCAATAAAGGCGTCGTAGGGTAGCGGACCGGTATTTGGGGGGTTAGGCGTAACTTTGAACATAGATGAAGCTCCCATTTTCAATATTGAGATTGAGGAGCCATCACTCTCGCTACCAAACGAGGGTGGCGGCCATACGTGGGTTGGTAGACCGGTTGAAAACGGGAAACCCGGCGCTCACAAGGAGCCCCACGCATGACCACCATATTAAAGCCGAGTCCCAAAAAGAGACTGCATAAGATGTCGCCATGCGGATGTTTTCAAAACGGGCTACCAAACCCGATCACTGTTTTTCAGTGACAGGGAAACGATATAGCCCGCCCCACAGCCGCACAAGCCAGCGGATTCTGGCGCACGCGTAGGTAACGACGCAAGGCGTTGTAGCCGATAGGACGTAACAGCGGGTGTCCTTAAACGCGTAGTTAAACGCGTGAAAGCTTTCCAAAGATCGAGGAAGCGTCCGACTTTTTTCCCGGGGGCGCGACCTTACCCGCGGGCCGCTGTAAATCCTGCCGGACTCGCGTGGCGACGTAGTGCTTTAGAAGAGGTTTTGGTAGGCGGATGCCGGATTGGTCACCGGCTGATGGGGACGACGCTGATCGCTACGGCGCTTCCTTTGAATAGAACCGTGCGGGGGCGAAAAAAGATGGTCACTGTACGCCGGTAATGGGACCGAGTAGGAGCTTTGCAATGCCGGTTTGCCCGAGGGCACCCGGCGTACAGTTACCATTAAAATCAGACATGGAGCTGCCTGTCCCTTACAAAAGATGCGCGTACAACTTAACGTGCTACGGGCTGCTCCGCCCGGTCACTGCGAATGGTGACGGGAGACAATTTACCGACGGCGACTTGGTGCGTCTGCCGGCCGATTCGGTTGTATTTGTAGGTAATGGCGTTGGGGGGTGTAGCCTCACGAACTCACACGGAGCAACACTGAGCACGCGTCCTAGGATGAGTGAATGTTTGAAAAAAATCGTTGAAGCCTCCGACAACTTTTTAGGGTTGGCCGACGGCCGCGTGGCGGTTAGTGTGGTGGTTACTCAACCTTCAGCACTAGGAATCGGATGATTGACCTGAAGCAGGACGCCGCAACCATTACTCACGTTAACCAGCGCTTTGACGAACTCATTGGGCGACATAAAGAGAAAGTGCTGTCTCAGATCAAGGACGATCCGCAGCGGGTGATCATCCGGTACTACCTGAAGGTTCTGCGAGAACTGTGCATACAAGGATGCGGATGTTTGTCGGCCCAGGCGTATTCCACATTAGAGGCGTTGAGCCGGGTCATCATGGAGCAGTCCGCCAATATGCTCTATGTGGGTATGGACAGCGGGGAGAATGCTCGGGCGTTGCTCAGAAGCAGTAAAGCGCTGATCAAAAGTAATGGCGAGAGCTGGGCAGCTTATCTAGCCACTCAGGGTTTGCATAATCCAGTTGCACAAGCACGGCAGGAGAATGGTGCAATGATGCTGGCGCATTTTGATAAGCAGTGGCCAAACGTAGCGCGTTACCCTGGGGGCAAAGGCCTATTTGCCGCGATCGGTTGGGCAAATAACTACTACGCTTTTTACTCCCCATTGTGCGATTCGGTGCACAGCTTTTCTGACGATCTTGCTAATCTGGTCAGCATTAGCGAAGTGTTTGCAGAGTCAGCGGCGTTCGGTGAGCAGGTGCTGCGTTACTCAGAGAAGGAGCGTTGCCGACTGGCGACCTATCACTATGCTATTGCGATAGGTTTACGTGCCGAGTCCTTTGGAGGAATCTGTAGCATCGTAGGTTTCAGTCTCGACGAAAAGGAGACCGACGATATCTTCGCGGATTTGCATCGCCTGATTGAGCGTCATGAGAAATTTGATGGTGCCCGGCTTAGCGAAATGAATGCGGTCGACATGTCTTTCAAGGACTTTCCGATCAACTAATTGCAGGCGTACGCGGAGCACGGCTCCGCGGCCCCCCGAATAAGACGCAACCTTAAACTTTCGAGTTCAGGCCAGACTCGCCCCACTGATTTACTTTTTCAGCCTGCATATGCTCATGGACAGCCTGAGGGATATGAGGTGACTCAACCGCCAGAGCGTCAATACGAATCCGGAGATCCTCGATCTTTTCGGCGCTAATTTCAGAGTATGTGCGCAGTAGCTCAATCTCTCTTCCAACGGCATTGTACTTTGCCCCAGCGCCCCGGTGCTTCTCAGCCAGTTCCTGGTAACGAAGCGTTGATTGCAACGCTGTGAGGATCGCGGCTATCACGCTCATCGCACCGACGCCGAACTGTAACCAGAAGCTAGATTGTTGCTGAAGCGTCGCAAACACTGCCGTGCCTACTACGGCTGAGAGTGCCACGGTAGGCATTGTTATCCAAAAATGCTGCCTGGAATACCTAAGCGCAGCCCGGTAGTGCCCCACCGCGACGACGGACGTCCGTTCATACCATTCATCTAGAACTTGTCGCGTGCTGAGTTGACTCATCATTGGAACCATGGTCATTGAGAGGGAGTAGAACAAAGAGCCATGCAGAGCAATTATTTACTCATATTTCATGCTGCCCAGCAGATCGTACATCAAGTCACCTTCAAGGATTTCAAAAGGTAGTTGAACGTAGTGGTCGGGATGGCGGAGATTGGCTTTACCATCGTGAGGTGCATTCTTGGTGTGGCCTTGCACTAATTCACCACTTTCCTTGATGTATGGAAGTACGACGATCCGACCATGATTTTTGGAAAGAATCGTCCCTTCTTTCCAGACAGTATGTCCTTCCTTTCCAGAACTCGATCCCCCTACCTCCTTAACTACCCACCCGACAGAATTGTTTTCTTCATACCAAAATACAAAACCACCGCATACGACAACACGTTGCCCGCGCCGCTTGGCATCGTCGAGCATCATTTTGAATCCTGTTTCTTGAAGCAGTTGGTTTGCCCTAGGGAGCAATGCAGAGCGTATTTCAGCCTTAGTTTTCCCCCAGTGATTCGTACCTGCCAGATTAAACCCCCTGGCTATTTTTTCACGTGCGCAGTAGATGGCCGTCTTCCGGTCGTGAACCGCTTTTGTAGTCCAATCGTTGTCGTCTTTGCGGATCAAGGTGATACGAAATTGAGAAATTCGCGCATAACGGATATACGGGAACTGCTGGAGCACCTTAAACAGCGGCTCACGCAACTTCTCTAAGTCTGGCGACAGCAATAGGTCCTCTGCTTTTGGACGTGGATCATTCACATGCCGCTTAAATGCCTCCTTCAACATCCAGTTTTCTTCATCCATCAAGCGGCCTTCGGCAGTGATCGCTTTTTCGACCTTTAATTTTATCGAAAGCTTCTCCTCAGACGGCAAGTCCAACGTATCCACATTGCCAATCAATTGAGTATTTGTAGACTTAACCTCCTCTAGCGCGTCTTTTAAATTGTCGTAGGATACTGGCCCAAAGTCAGTTTGACCGCGCAGAAACCAATCTAGCGTTCCATCACGTTTTAATTGAAGATCAAATATATACCAGAGGTCATCATATTCAGGCCACTGCTGGGGCCAGCAAGCCAAGGTTGGGAGCGGTACTCGAGAACGTTTTAATGACTTCATAGTCGTCCATTCCTTATGCTGTGATGAATGTGTGCTGGCCGTTAATTATGGGTTAGCTTACATTTGGTAGGGCTGGAAGATTGTAAGGCTTGGTAATATTATTGAATCCAGCATTGATTGCATTGCGAAGTTTATCGAAGGTCGCTGCAGTCTCTGGCAAATTGAAATCGCAGACGTTGTCATTCAATCTGATCTCCCCACTCTGGACGTGGGTCCGAAAAAGCTGCCGTAGAACGCGCAATTGGTTGTAGATGACGTTGAGTTGATCGGCAAGTGCGTGATTATTATACTTGGATTGAGGCTTCGTCACGAGTTGCCCCTTCCACTGGCCTGCTTTTATTAAACCAATAAGGCCAGTGATCGCTTCCCCAAAATCCCGATAGTTGTTTTCCATGTCCCAAGGGTCCTGCAAAGCGGGACAATCCATAAGTTTACGGATATCTTCAAGAGCTTCTGCATCGGTCTTGTCCAAGACAGATATGGCGGTATGAGCATAGCTAATCTCACTCTCTATGAGTGCAAGTATGGCCTGAAGCTCCATCGTCGTTTTTTTTTCGATGTCTTGCATCAATGATTTGTTATCAATGACGTCGGTACGGCCATCGAAGACCACCCCGCTAGGAATGGTTACAGTGCTGTACGTGCCTGTTCGTTTGCCAATCAATAGGATTTTGAGAGACTTATACGTCGTCCCCAGCCCGTGCTTTACAAATTTATCCAAGGTCTTTTGGATCTTCGACGATCGGCGATCCGAAGTGACCTGGACGGCCAGACCAATGTTTTGATCTGCCAGATCGATTGCTGCGGCGTTTAGCTGACTATGATTGAGATTGACAAGATTGTACCCGTAGACCTGATTGAGCAGCCGTTCGAAGAAGTGTTCGGCTGCGATATTGAGGTCGAAAAAGTGCATTGTCCCGAGGACTTCTACGTCTGCGCTTAGGCGGGTGAGGTGGCGCGTGATGTCCTTGATCAGGTGTTCGCGTTTCAACATGACATTCCCAAAGTGGTGAGAAGCAGTCAGCAGGCTTGTGATCGATGATAACCGGTAGTTCACGATCAATGCGGACTAGCGTTTATGAAAAGGTCTGTGGAAAAAGGCCCCGCAGCTTAGGGGCCCTCCACGTCGGCGGCTACGAGACTCTACGCAACGCTCGAAACCTTGAAGTTGCTGGCGGTTTTGACTTGAATAAGATGCACCTTGTCTCCCTCTTCATTCCAGACAGGGGACTTCAACCCCCAGTAGAAAAAGCTAGCAGGCTTCTTGTTCGTGGTCACTCCCCTTATATTTTCTCCAGATTTTGTGAATAGAAAGATGTAGTCGTTCTTTTTTACTTCCCAGCGAGGAAAAATAAAAACATGGCGATGCTTATTGCTTGGGCTGCCATTGTTATTAAATGTTTAATCAAAAATTATGTGACCCTCTAGATTACAGTCTTCTTTAGCCTGAAGGGTTACATACTCCTTTTTCTCATCACCTTGTTCTGAAACTTTAATGACTTTCAAATCCATTACGAAAATTCCTTTTACATACGACCAACGCAGGCAAAATGCCAGCACCAGCGCTAGGCTATCTTGGAGAGCGGTGCCAAGGGAAGGTGTTTTTGAATCTTAAATAAGGACATTCAGAACTTTGTACTACCGCAACGCCCAACCAACGGCATGAGTGAAAATCATTTCGTCAACTCCCCGGCGGTTTCGTTTTGGCCCGCAGCAAGGCCAATGCAACTTGACCTTCAAAACTAAAACGGATCTTATCTGACGCTCACCTCGACAGTCAGGACGTTAGGTATGTGGGAATACGATTGGCTTGCATGGAACGCTCGCGCGAGCAGCCCCAAGAATAAATGGGCGCTTGAGCGTTGGTTTTTGATGTATTTGCATCAGCAACAAAATGTCGACCGGCTTGCCTTGGCAGTCATGCACCGGCTCATGGCCGACGACAAAAATATCCAAGTACGTGTTCAATCGATCTGGGTAGACGGCACTCCTCAGGCAGCGTTCAGCCCCAAAGGTCATCTGCCCCACGAAGAACGGCCGCAATGCGAATTGGCAGATTTACTACTGTGTGTTCGATTGGAGTCACCCAACGGTCAGCTTCAACGCGAGCAAGCAATGTTGATCCAGGCCAAAGTTGCCTCTGACCATGATGAGCTGCCAGGGGGCGAATCGACACATACAGAACGCCAGCTGCTTGAAGACTGCGACCGCAACCAAGACATCACAGTGTACCCAGGCGTCAAGCGAAAGAAGCCGATTGGCGATTATCAACTTGGTAATGGCGCTAACAAACAGGCTTACGGCCTTCACGATTGTGCGCGCTACTTGTTGATGGCCAACCAACGATGGGGAAAAGTGGACAAAGCCTTCGCCCCCTTGCAAGTCGGCTGGCCATTGTGCAGCGGAAAAAAACAGATCACTCCTCCCGAGCCTTTCTTGGACGCTGTCATGAGCATGGTGGCAGGTACAAAACCAGAATTGGGACGAGAGATAAAAACCGGAGTGGACGCACTGAACTGCGTCTGGACGAAAATGGTGAACGATCTGCGGGGTAAATATTTGCCGGTCACTATGAAGGGATACAACAAGCAACGACGTGTGAGGACCTCTGCTGATACGGTGAAATCGCCATATTTAGTTTACTCAGTCCTCAGCGAGAGCCGAAACTTTAGCGTTATGTCCGACCAGTGGCATACATGGCTTTCACTAAATTGGCCGTACTTGCGGCACCGGTCGGGTTTGGCCAGAATTATGTATTACTTTAAGCAAGTGTTGCCTAAAAAGAGCCGTTGGGATCATGATAAAAGATTGGAATACTTGCGCAAATCAGGTGTAGATGGCTACGAGGGCATTAAAATCTGGAGTGACAATTCAAATGTTCCACCCGCGGCCGACTCAAACATGACCGATGGCAATGGCCCACATATTTCCACGCTTGTAATCACTATTCGCGGCCTAGAGCCGGAACGTCGTCCAGACTAAAGAAGGCCGCTCTCACAAGCGGCCTTTTCATTTCCATAATCAAGCGATTCCAAGATTCCTGTTGTACCTAGCCAACTGATCCTCACCCCCCACTCGAAAAATATTCGCCAAATAATCCAACAACACCACCTCATCCCCATTGATCATCTGCCGCACATAGGTGGCCGAAAACGGAGTCTCATACTTCGTCGGGTCTCGTGGTTTGTGAGTGCCTAGCTGGTACTCCTTCCCGGTAATGGTCATGGTCGTCACCAGCGGAATCTCGTTCACCAGCCCCCCGTTATTGAACACCTGAACGTTGGACCGACACTGCAGCTGCACGCTCTTGAACGGCGTCACCAGCTTCTTGGCCGCCTCGAAATACAGGCTGTTCCAAGTGATTTTCCCCTCCAACTTATCGATCCCATCCGGCAGCTCGATCAGCCCGACCATGCCCAACCCTTGAAAGTCGCTCATCACGGTTTTGATGGTGCCCAGATCAATCTCTTCACACTTACCAAAGTAGCTGGTGCCATCCAGATAAACGTTGGCGTTGGAGATGCGGTGTGCGCTAAAGCCAGCCATTTATGCGTTCCCCAGGTTGACCAGGTAATCCCCGGTGATTTCGGTTTCAAAGGTGCCGCGTTCAAACGGCAGCGGCACGGTGAGTTTGTAGTTGAACAGTGCGTGGCCCTGTTCCAGTTCGGTTTGTGGGTTGCGGGCCGGGTCGTACCAGCATTCACCGCCGAGTAAGGCGCCGTCGCCGATGAGTTTGCGCAGGAACAGGTTGACGCTTTCGGTGATGCTGGTGATGAGCGAGGTGGTGATGGGCTGGTCGACGAATTGCAGCGCGCTGTAGCGAATAGATTCGTCGACGACGTCTTTGGTGCGGCGCACGTTTTCGAAGTTGCGCATGTGGGTGACGCTGGGCCAGGCCGCGGTGCGGTTGCCCCATAAGCGCAGGCCGGTGCCGTAGGCATTGAAGACGGTGGTGATGCCGTTTTCGTTGAGCAGGTTGACCTCGCTGGTGGCGTCGTCGATGCGTGCGGTGAGTGGCCGTTCCAGGCCGATGACGCCCAGCAGCGGTTGGTTGGAGCTGCTCCACCAGTAGCCGTGATCGTTGTCGATTTTGGCGCGCAGGCCGGCGGCGCGGATCGACAAGGGTTGCAGGCGCTCGCCGTTGGTGGCGGCGTCGTACACCTTGACGTGTGGGTAGCACAGGCGGACCCGATCGCTGCTGGTGTTGAAGTTGATGGCACCGGACGGCCCACGCCCAGCCAGCACTTGCTGCACGGTGGCGCCGATGGGGGCATCGACGTAGGCCACGCCACCGACCTGGCCGGCCGAGATGGCCAGGTCGGCCGTGACTGCCTTCAAGGTGCTGAAACCTGGTGCGATGAAGATTTTGGGGAAGAAGCCCAACTGGTTGTAGCTGTCTTGAAAGGCCTTTAAGCCGGTGCGCCGCCCCGCGAGGGTGATGCCGCCGATGATGTCGGCCGGGGTGACTTGGCTGGGGTCGGCGTGGGTGTAGTCGGCCTTAATCTGGCCGTTGGCGGCGATGCTGCCGGTGGCCAGGCGCCTGATGTGGCCGGTGAGCATGTTGACGGTGTAGTCGGTGCCTAGCCCGTGGGTGACCGATCCGTCGGCGGACTTGAGTTGCAGGGTTTGCAGCGCGCCGTGTGCCAGCTGCAACAGGTCGTTGTCGGCGAACTGTTGGGGTTGGTCGGTGACCTTGGCGTTGTGGATCGCCGGATCGAGCACGTTGACGACCAGCACGGTACCAGCGCCGAAGTCGTAGATGCCCTGCAGCGCTTCGGGGATGCTGAAGCCGCTTTGATGCGCGCCGAACTGGGCGGCGTGGGTGTCGTTCAGGCACAAGGTGAGTTCATTGACGGGCCCGACCGGCGCGGTGCCGACCAAGGCGATGACCGCCGATTTGACGACCCGAACAGGCCGCGGGCCGCGCTCGACTTCGGTGGTTTCTATGCCGTGCAGATAGTTGGCTGGCATGGGCGTTTATTCCTTCTCTGGTTTTAGAGACGCGACAGCAGTTTTGTTGGCCGGCTTTGTGTGGGCCGGTAGCGGTGTCAGGTGTTTGAGCGCTAGCAGCACGACGGTGTATTCGTGATCGGCCGGCAGCTCGACGGGCTTGCCTGGCAGCAGCTGAACGTCGAGTGGCTCGGCGGTATCGCCCACGTGCAGGGAGGCGGCACTTTGCGGGCCGGTGTAGCGATAACGGGTCAGGTTCATGGGTGGTCCTCGAATACAGCGTGTTTGAGCAGCGGCCCGTGTTCGGGAGGCATGAATTGCAGTTGCGTAGTGCGGGTGGCGAAGTCCTGGGCGTACTGCCACACGCCGTTTTGGTGGCCGATGAACTGCTCGGACAGTGGACGGCAGGCCTGGTCGGCGTTTGGCGGATACCACCCCGTGAGGCAGGTGCGGATGCGGTCGAGGTAGCTGATTACGCCGGCGGTGCCGTTGAGCTGGCGAAAGATCAGCGTGAGGCGCAGCACCACGTTGCGGGCTTGAAAGGTCGCATCGGTGCTCTCCGAGACGCCAAAGGTGGACTTGCCGTAGGCCAGCAAGACGGCACCGCGTGGGTGGTTGAGGCGGTACTGCAGCGGGTTTTCGGGGAACAGCTCGACCATCAGTTCGTGGCCCACGTCGTGCTGCAGTTTTGCGAGCACGGCGTCCATCAGTTGCTCGGTTTGGGTTTTAGGGATCACCTGGGTCATCAGTAGCGTTCCCACGTGTCGGCGCTGAATTGTTGAGGGCGTGAGCGCACGCGGATCTCGCCCGGTTCCGGCGCGGCGTGGCCGGTGGGCAGGCCTAAAGTGACAACGCCGTCGCGGATGTTTTCCAGCAGTTTGAGGGTGTCTTTGCGGCTGTCTTTTACGGCGTCGGGCAATGCGCCTTCGGGGCGGCGCTGGTACAGCCAGTGCCGCGCCAGGTAGACCACGGCATCACGCAACATGGTGGGTACTGGGTCGAGTGGCAGGTGGTAGCGCCCGCGCAGGTAGCCATCGACCAGCTCTTGCGCGTGGCGCACACCGTCGTCGATGACGCTTTCGTTGGGCTGCGTGGCGGCCGGGTCGTCGTTGGAGAGCTGAATGAGCGTCATCTGTGGGATGGCGTGGCCGAGGTCGGCACGGGTGCAGTAGCGCATGGGTCAACCCGCCTTCAGTTCAACCAGCGCTTCGGGGAACAAGCACATGGCCAAGGGGTTGGCCTGGGCTTCGAGGTCCCAGCCTTTGCCCATCTTTCGCGGCTCGGCCTTGCTGTAGAACGGCTGGCCCAGGGTGTTGACTGTTTCGTTGTAGTTGGCCGGGGCGTTGAACAGGCGGAACACACCGCGGGCCATGGGAAAGACCTGGGCGATGTCTGCCGGAATGAAGCGCTGACCGCTGACGGTGACGTCGTATTCGATGAACTCGATGCCGCCGAAGGTGAAGCCAGTGCGCAGGTCGCCGCCGAGGCGGTCTTGGGCTTCCTGGTAGTTGGCGAACGCGGCTTTGACGTTGGCGTGGTCGGTGAAGGCGTCGAACCAGTCCGGCCCGCACAGTGCGCGGAAGCCGGTGACCATCACGCCGCCGAGCTTGGATTCAGAATGGCGTTTGGCGTCGAGGCAGGCCTTGCGCACGTTGGTCTCGGGGTTGCTGAGCAGCACGGTGACCTTCTTCTGTTTGACGTCGAATTCGTCAAACAGGTCGAACAGCAGCGAACCGTCGGCGTCGAGCAGTTGACCGCGCAGTGCGCCGACACGCTGAAACTCGCGGGTGGCTTCGATGCTGTTTTTGAGGTCTTGCAGGTGGTCGTTGATGACGGTGGCCATGGGCGTGGTGGCGCTCTCTTGGCCGAACGCGGCGATGCCTTGCAGCTGGCTGGGCAGCAGCGGCCGGTTGATGGGGAGGTGCAGGGTTTCGAAGGTGCGGCGTTTGCGTTTGTTGCCTTTGACGGGGGCCGGGTCGTCGTTGCGCGAGGTGTTGGGCACGAGCACCAGCCGGCCTTCGCGTTCGTCGATGATGACGGTGGTGCTGGTGACGCCTTTTTCGTCGAACAGCCCCATGGCGCCGACCTTGCCGGGCATGACCGGGAGTTTGTTCACGGCGGCGGTAAGGTTGGCGACGCTGAACAGGTCTTGCAGGTTCATGGTGGGCTCCTGATTAGAGGGTGGCGCGGGCGACGATGCCCAAGGTGTTGAGTTCGTCGAGGGCGGTGGTTTTTTGGGCTTCGGTGATGCCGGCGGGCCACGCGAGTTCGGCCAAGGCCAAGACGGCGCCGCGGGCGATGACGATGCCGGGTTGGTCGCCTGCGGTGGCGTCGATGGATTCGGCCAGTACGGCGGCGGCTTTCTTGGCGGCGCCGGTGCCTGCGGGGTCGAGCCGTTGGTATTTGCCGGCGACTTTGGCCAGCACTTGCCCTAGCGGGTAGTCGGTGCCGGCCAGTAACGTGGCTTTGGATCGGGTCCAGCCGGGGCTGACTTCGACCAGCAGTAAGTCGCCCAGGTCGTTGGGTTGGGTGAAGGTGGCCATGGGGGTTCCTATCGTTGAGCTCGAGCTTCGGCGTCGGCGAGTAATGGATTGGTGACTGGTTTGGTGGTGTCGTCAGCGCGGCATTTGGTGGCGACTTCGGCGAAGCTGATGCCGCCGGCCAAGTCGTTGAAGATGGCTTTTAGGCCTTCGCTCAAGGGCTGGCGGGCGTCGTCTTCGCCGAACTCCAACGGCGATTGACTGGACTCGGCGTAGTCCAGTGCAGCGATGACTGCTGGTGCGTGAACGGGCTTCATGCCTGCCGCCACCAGCTTCTCGGCATAGTCGACGCTGGCGGTGTGAATGGCGCTTTGCGCGGCCATGCGAGCCGCGTTATCACGCTTGGCGATGTCTGCTTTCAGGCGCTTGTTTTCTGCCTCCAGGGCGGCGGTATCTTGCTCGGGCATGTGGATGACCTGTGTGGTTTGGGTGGGTTCTGAGAAGGCGGTTTGCAGGGGCTGTTCTGGCTGGCGGGCGGTTTCGGCGAGGCTGTCGATGGCCCACGACGGGGCGACCTGGTCGGCGGTGTCTTTGTTGAATTGGCCGATGAGCCATTCGCGGAAGCGGCGCCAGAGGTCGGCACTGAGGTAGTGGCCGTGGTCGCTGAACTCGATGACGCCTTGTTCGTCGTCGGCCAGTTCGATGGGGCGCAGGCCTTTTACCGACGGTGGTTGGGCGCCGAGGAAGCCGACGTGGCGCAGGTAGTAGACGCCGGGCACGGGGTTGTTGGCGGCGTCTGGGTGGTAGAAGGAGGCGGAGATTTTTTTGTAGCTGCCTTTGGCGATTTGCTCGGCGAAGGTGGCGTCGACTTGTTGGGGTTCGGCGATTAGGCCTTGGGCGGTGGCGGATAGGGATTTGATCCAGCCGGCGGCTGGGGCGTCGTGCTGGGGATGGCCGATGACCATGGGGGCTTCGTGGAGCGATGGGTTGTAAGCGGCTACGGTGGCGGTTAGGTCGGATTCGGTGAAGTTGAAGCTGGTCCCGCACATGGCGGTGTGGGTGCCGGGTTTGAAGATGTGGAGGGGTTTCATGGTTGAGCGCTGCACTGGAGGAATGTGCAGAGCTTGGGCTTGAAGGTGGCTTGGGGCTTTTAATCGGGTTTAAAGGGTTTGGGTGGAAGTGTCAGGCGAGATTCGCGGCGGGTGTGATGGTTTTGATGAGCGAGATGAGATGGGAAGTGATGACGAGGAGAGCCAGTGCTGCGCAATGCGGCAGGCTGGCTTTATAAAGCTTTTACGCCGCGTTGTTCGCTCAACCGTGAGCCGACACGCAGGGGACCGTTGCTTGTGCCTTCTCAGACGACTGTGTGAAGCCTTCGGGTTTGGTCTTGGCCTGAGCTATAGCTAACGGGGGTGAGCCATAGGTTTCAGTGGTGGAAACTGGCCGATTATCGACCCGGATCGGACCGTGATGGAGGGCACGAGTCGGCCAGGAGCTGCCGGTGTACATGGTGATGGCAAATGGGAGGCGTCACCGATGCTGCTTTCGAATTTAAAAGGCAGCAGGGTTTGCCGTCTCCCGTGTCGTGTTTCTCTCTGGGCGATGTTGCGTTTGCCGCGACCACCACTAAGCTAGACAAGGACTTACAAGACGACAAGGAACGTTATACGACACGCCATCGCGACAAGAACCGCGACATGCCATGTCGCCTAATAATAGTTATGTGTCACCAATATAAACTGAGGCAACAATGAAAATTTCAATTTTTTATCTATTCCAGGTCGCTATTCTCGTCGGCCTCATGTCCGGCTGTACGTCTCAATTTGGAAATCCGCGCATACAACACTCAACCAATACTTCAGTCTCTCAGGAAATTCAGCCAAACATCACTTCACAGCAGTATGTTATTCAACTCTACGGCGAGCCATCTTGGAAGTCTGTCGGGGAGGACAGAAAAGATATCTGGGGTTGGCAGTTTGCTGAGAGAAGTGGCGGTAAGCAGCACGGCAAACTTTTGAAAATTTACTTCACGCAAAATTCCCTCGTCGAGAGCTTTGAACTCATTACTGACGAAATGAGTTATTAGTTTTGGTCTTGTCGTATTCAGCCACCCCAGAAATATTTAAGTGCCACATAACAGCATATATGGATTCTCCCCGCCAGCGGTGAGTAATACTCTTAAAACCCTGTCGTCAGTGCGGTTGCATTCATATATCCGGCCTGTAGTGGGCGCTACCGCCCTGGCCGCTCTGTTATTCGCGCAACGGGGGCCAAGCGCACATGGCCGAAGGCAGGTAGCTTCCGACGGTGAACGACCGCAAAGGGTCGTTTTCTGCCTGTAGTGACCGGTTGAAAACGACCCATAGCTGCCGGTGAAAGCCGTCAGAAAACGCCAGAAGAAGTGGCCAATGGATGGCACGAACCTGCTACGCTGAGTCCTCTCAGGAGTGAGAGCTTGCCTTCATCCATAAGTACGTCAGTAGTCTGGTACAGGTACCATGCATCATATAATCGGCTTATATACCTCGAAAAAAACAGAGCATTTGTGGTCGCTAGACCCAGAAGACCGAATTGTTTTCAGATCTGACTGCTTTCATACGTTTGGGTATTTTTCCCTTATAGCACCTGCTTTTGAACGATATGCACAAAGAGATGCAGGGATAGGCATTGAATCAATGAATGTAATGTTCCGCTTGAGAAATGACGATCTAGCTGACGTATTGGCAATTTTGAACGATCTCGAAACACAGCTCTGTCAGCAACCAAAAAGTTGGCAGGAGTATCTCGGTGAAATCCAACATCCAAGGCAAGATAAGCGGCCAATCAAACCGCTGTTATTCAGACGTCGAGCCGTTCGGATTGTCCAAAGATTGCGAGCGTTAATGCTTAAAGCCCAAGCCCACGATAAATGCTTAGTATATGGAAATGGTGTTTGCTACCGAACACTGTGCGGCACAAAGATGCCGCCCGGTACCGTGTACTCCTAGAGCCGAGCCTACGGTTCAAGCGTTCGCTTCACTCGTCGGGGACGGGATAAACCCCATCCGTTAATCAAACGAAAGGATCCAGCCGAGTGGCTGCTTCTGCCCGTTTTCCGCCGGTCGCGAGAGGCAGAAAACGGCCAGAAGCGGACATAGGGGTAGCGCAATTGGATGCACGCCCACAGACTGCTCATCAACCCTAACGCATTTAAGGTTGTTTATTGATGCCCTCACCACTCGACACAACCGTTTCCATTCCCCTTTCGCCGGACGAAGCGGTCGTGCTGTTTGAATTTGTCCGACGCTACAGTGATACCGATAATTTGGCTATTGAAGACCAAGCTGAGCAAAGGGCCCTATGGAACCTTTGCTGCGTATTTGAAAAACACCTGAACCTTCCAGTAGAAGGCAACTACGCACAGATATTGGGTATGGCACGAGACAGGCTCAGGGATGAATGAATGGCAGCAGCGGGTCGTTTGCTGCCTGTCGTGACCGGTTGAAAACGACCCATAGCTGCCGGTCAGCATCGGCGGAAATTGGCCGAATTTGGACATCTAGACGAGGCTATTGTGTCCGCTTTCGGTTTTCTTCATGGTTGTATTAATTGCGCTCTACACAGACCTGCTGAAACCACGCGGAAAAATTTGGCCACCTTTCATTCGTCGCGCCATTGTGAGACCAGTAACTTACCTCACCGGTTTGTGAGACGCAGAAGTAGTCGCCATTGTCTTCAATGAAAGGGAGCCAGTCCTTTGGTACACCGCTATGGTTCCATGCTGACTCGGCAATTTGAAATATGTCGAGATAGCTGCTCCCAGGAAGAATAACAGCGGGTTCAAAATAGGCATTCGCCACGTCACTTCCTCCCTTTAAAAACTCGGCATAGGCGGGAGGAAAATGGAAGTTAAGCTTACGTTCTGCATCTGCGATATCTGCGTCGTCAGGGATGCGGAACGGATCGCTAGTCATAAACGAGTCACCTTACGCTTGGATTAATGAACAAACTGTGTGGTTCCGTCAGCGGAACCTGAGGCTATCGAGTGGCAGCAGAGCTGTCCAGTGACTGCATTTGGCCGATTTCTGCCTATCGCGACCGGCTGAAAACGACCCAAAGCTGTCCTTCAAACCATCTCATTAAAAGTAAAGGTATGGTCCATCACGCCTTTTTCTTGATAGCGCGAATGGCTGCCATGTAAGCGCTGTTTCCGATTCCGATCTGACCCCAGACCTCGCGGCTTTCTCCTTCCTGGCGGTCGTATTGTTCATCCGCAT